TTATTTCCTTTTAGAATATTTATTTTTCCTTTTCTTTAAAGTTTTACGATTTTTATGATTTTTATGATTTTTATGATTTTTATGACTCTTTCTACTTATCTTTCTCTTTTTAATCGTAATATTTTTTTTATTACCTCTTCGCACTATATTGGTTATGCGTTTTTGCATTTTACTATTTCTATATATTTTACCGCCGGTATATAAGATATCAATGCCTTGATTATAAAGTTCAATATCATTATAACCATTATTATTTCCACCGGTTAATTCTACTTTTTTAGTTTTGTCCCTTATTATATAACCTACTCTAATTCGTGACATGAATTCATATGATCCATTATTAATATATACTGATAAATCATTTAAGGATAAAAACATTGTTAAAAATTTAATTAATATAGTATCAGGTTTAAAAAGCATTGCTTGATTTATCTGAATTAACGGTTTGTAAAAATAATTCGAAGTTTGTGTATTCGCATTTGTAAAATCAGGTGAAAATATAAATTCCATTGAACTAAACTTTGTTTTTAGATTTTCTATTAATTTATCATACAATGAGTTATCATAACCATTCATCGATACTGGATTATATATAACTGTTTTCCCATTCTTTAATAATTTTATAATGAGAGAAATTATAATTGCGTCATTATATTGTGAATTATCTTTTTCTTTCATTAATCCAGAAAAATTATTAATTTCTATAGTATTATCACCCTTATCTTCTAATGCTAGTCCTTTTATATCCATATTTTCACTTCGTTTTGTATTAATATTAGCAACATCATTATATGTTAAACTATTATCATCTGGATATTTTATATTACCGTATTTATTGTCATATGATATTACATACAGTGGTTGTTCATTTTCTTCTGGATTGGTTAAATTTACAAATCCTTTTTTTAATAGTATTTTATTACCGTCATTAATATATTGAACGTTTTTCATATAATCTAAGTACGATTTAAACGTGTCAACCATCTCTTTTTTTGGAAACATCATATATTCATGAAATTGTTCGGATACAGGATCTAGATTTTCCTCCAAATATCCATAAAATTTAGGTGTTCTATTACTAGAAGCACCACTGCCGCTAGCAGTATCCTCAGAAGTAAGACATTCCGAATGTTCTATAATGACAGTATTATCCATTTTATATTTATCATAATATACATTTTCTAACATTCTATCATTATAATCAAGAGTAAGCCATAAATATTCAATTGGTAACTGAATGATTTTTAATGATGATAGCATTTTATATGTATTAAATAAAAGTGAAAGAATTCGATCATCCGCTTTACCGATTTGATAAGATTTACCGGATTCTTCTATCCATTTATCAATTAATTGTTTCGACTCATTTGATTGTGAAAACATCATAGTTCCGCCTGATGTCTCAAATGTATACGGGTCATATGTAATACTATCTTCCATTTGATAACTGGCGCGCGGGTCAATCCACCACCCACGAGCCATAAAATCAACATCTTTTATATCAAATATTTCTGGGTATTTTCTAATAAACATATCGCCATCAATGTAAAGAACAGACCGTTCTCCGCACGCTGTTAATGCCTTTTTAATAAATAAAGGTTTTGCGTTGATTGCCATCTGGTAACCACCAGGTAAAGCAAATTCCGGGTATTCTACTGCCATATGATTACAATTAAAATTTTCACATTCTCTTTGCCATTTCTCTATCATTGTTTCATAATTTATAGGATTTAAAAAACGAAATTCATTATGTAATATTTCATATATAGATATATTATTGAATTCTTGCATTTGCAAGTTAGAGTAAATTTGTTTTTGCTTTAATAATTTTTTAATATTTTCTTTTTCATTATCTAATTGTTTTTTTAATTTCGCGATTTGTACCAGAATTTGTTTTTTTTCTATATCATTAATTTGGTCTGGTTTTGATAAGAAATATTCTTTAAGATCTTTAATTTTTTTATTGGTATCGTATAAAATGACATAATTTTTCTTAGAAAGTGTAATTATTTCAATAATTATTATTGTCAACAATCTTATAGTATATTCTTTATTTTTATATTCAAAATTTGAAGGTGTTTTATTAGATGTTTTCATTTTTTCTAATTTGATTAACGCATTATTATGTGAATCAGGTTGATTATTTTCTAAGTCTAATTCGTCGAATATCATTTGATTATAACTAGTTGAATTTACATCTATTATTTTTTTGAATGTTCCTAAATCGGGAACTATTTTTTCAAGGTTTTTAAATATTTGTTGGATAGATATAGCATTCGATGCAGTTCCTAATGTTTTAAGACATAAATTTTGAACTTGATTAATAAGACTTTCAAAAAAAGAAATACAGGGTCTAGCAGTATTTTGATTTTCTCTATTACGACCCCACCAATAAGTTACAACTACAAAATTACTATCATCGTTTACTATGGTAGGATATATTTCCTTAGTATTAATAATATCACTAAGATTTTCTATATTCATAGATTTAATTTTATATATAATAATAATAAAAAAATAAAATAAAGTAATAAAAAAATAATAAAATAATAATAAAGTAATTATTTAATAAACTATATTATCATTAATCCATTTTTTTATTTTTAGATTCACGGGATCCATTAAATTATTTAGACCAGATATATATGTTTCGTAATATTCGGGTCTTTTTTCAATAAGAGTTAAAGTATGTAATATAATAGTTTTATCATCACTAGAATATAAATCTCTTATTTTTATAAATACATCATCAATATTTTTTTTAGAATTTATAATATCATTAGCGGTTGATGATGCTGATTCAGAATCATAGTTTCCATTAATTAATGATGGATTATCTAGCATTGTTCTATACATTTGTAGTGTATGTAATAATGATGATTCGTCTATACTTGAATATGTTTGTAAAATTTTATCAATACCGAGTTTACTTAATTTAATTAATAAATCATAAAGTAATTTGTCATTATTATTATTGCTATCGCTATTGCTATTGCTATTGCTAATGCTAACATTCCCGCCGTAAAATTTATTAAAACGATTAATTACATTAAATAAGAAAAACAAATCATCTCTTTTATCATTTTGAAATGAACGAATGAAACATTGACCCCAATTCGGCGGTTGAATAAATAAAAGATTATTGTTTAATGTTAACTTGCTTCCAGTAGGACAAAACGCCATTAATGATAATTGAGTTATTGCTTGTAATGGTTCTAATATAATATCAAATCTTTCTTTTTTCTTATCAGTTTTTATTAAATTATATAATGATAAAAAATTATCCATTTTATTCTTTATATCTTATAATTAAATACTAGTAATATATTTAATTGTATATTTAATTGTATATATGATGATACAAAAATATTTAAGATTTATTAACAAGAAAAATATTTGATTTTTGATATTGGTTAATAGAAGGGATATTATATAGTTTACACCATGTAATACATTTTGCGATATTGCTTTTTTTCATTAATTCTAGTTTAAGATGTTTAGATTCACCACTATTAATAATTAAATTAATTGTACTCGAAATATTTTCTATTTGTTGTTGTCCTAATATGGCATTATATTCTTCTATTTTGTTTGTAAAATAATATGGTAAATCTACAATAAAAAGGGATAAAATATTATTGGTACTGTTAATAATGTTATTATTATTAGTAAAATTATTAATAATATAATATAATTTTCTAATAATAAGGTCGGGATTTTCTAATTTAAAATTTTTACAAACAATATATTTTTCTGAATTAGCAGAACGACTTGTATTTGGTTTTACAAAAAATACTTTTTCATATAAATTTGATAATAAATAAATCATATCTACAGACATTTTTGTAAAAGTATCAAAAAACTTAATAATAAAATTACCATTTAATTTTTGCATAGATATTGCAAACGCAATTTGACATAATATTAATTTTAAACTTGATTTTTCTTGATTATTAAAATCTATTGAAAAATCAAATCCTCCATCAGCAGTAATCAAATCCATTTGACCTTTATATTTTTTATAACAATAAAGTAAATTCCCCGGATTCATTAAATTACCTGTTCCATCTTTTCCTTTTTCAATAACAACATTTTTATGTGTTTTTAAAAAAATATCTGTTTTTCGCCACCCTGGCACATTAATATTTGATTCATCAATTAATGTCATTCCATAATATAAATCATTTGTATTATTCCTATTTTTTACGAGTGCTTCAATAAATCCACCAGGTCCTTCTGCCAAATGAAAACTTTTACATTTGTCATCGGGCAAATCTTGAAATATTTTTAATAAATTACATATTTCCACCATTTTATAAAATGACCGTGAAAGTGGTTTTAACGTAGAAACCGCGTTTTTTGTATCAGGGATAACTGTATGTATGAATTCATATATATTTGTATATTTCTTATATTTATCCCATTCATTGGGATTAGATTCTATATCTTTTTTTATATTATTTAAATATTTATGTAATGTTTTATTTACTATAATTTTGCTTGTATCTACTTTTGAATAAGATGCAAATATATTTTCATAAATATATTTTATATTGTTCATGATAGGCATTTGATAAAAACTCATTTATATATATAGAAAAAAGAATTATTATATTAGAACTTAATAGTAATTGTTCTTAAATATTTATATCATTATTACTCATTATACTAAAATATTATTTCTTATTTATTATTAGATGATGCAACAATTATAGAAAATTATTTCTTTTCTTTTAAAACCAGTTTTCCTTTTTTAATTGGTGCCTTTTTCAAGATACTTGTGTTTTGTAGAAGTTGTTCTGTTATTTTTGTAGCATCAATACTGGTGGTTCCATCAGGCAATCCAATAACTATTTTTTCTTGATCCAATTTTTTCTGTTCTTCTTTATCTATATCTACATTCGCCGCTTTTCCTATTAAATTTAAAAATACTTGTTCGGTATCAATATTACGCACCTTTTTATATACAAAATAACGATTCAAAAAGGATATTTGCCGTTCGCCAGCAGACATTTTCGCAGCGCTTTTATATAAATATTCATTTTTAGGGTTACCTTTTATTTCATCATTCATTATTTTAAATAACTCGCTAAATAATCCGGTACCAGAAGGTAAATTCATTTTACGGGCTTCTTCGTTTGTTATTAATATAAATCCATAATTTTCTAGCATTCTTGTAAAATATGTATAATTCACTAAATATTCTCGGAATGTTTTGTTAATTGATTCTTGAAAAACATCAATTGCATATCCCAATGAACTGCTATTATCCGGAAATTCACTTTCATTATATTTCTTAATTATTTCTAATAATTTATTATTATTTTCCATCATAGTCACGCTTTCATTTACTAATTTATTCTTCAACAATTTAAATATTTCTTTGCCGTCATAACTGGTTCCAATAAAATAACCGCCAACTTTTGTTGTTTCACTCACATTTCTTAATAAATTTTGCATTGTTTCTTGTGATTCAAACATATAATGAACTGCAAACTGAATAGAAGAGACGTTAAATCCATCACTTCCAATGCCGTATTGTTTATAAACGCCTTTTCCTAATTCTTTAACATCTTTTGCGCCTTGTCCGAATACTGCTTTTGTAATTTGTTTATCCTTGTCCGAATAAATCGCAGACCCATTTCGGATATTACTGCTACTATTTCCATGCACGAATAAAGCATCAGGCATGTCTTTGCGGGTTTTTTTTAAGTTTAAATAACGAGCACATGATCCGTTCATTCTATTTTGAATATTATCACGACTTATATCTATCCCAAATACAAATTTAAGATTCGCGGAAGCCCATTTAGGCAAATCGCCGCCCTTGCCAACTGCGAAATCAATAAGCGTATCACCTTTTTTACTAACATTGGTAATTAATGTTTTTTTTACAAATAAGTTATGAAAATCACGTAAAGATACAGTATTATCGCCAGTTGAATTTGTTACGCGATTATAGTATACATCATTGTCAGTAATATCTGTTGGTATGTTTTCGCCAGTGGTAATCATCTCAATTGTAATCGGATTATGAATGGTTTGCCATACACTGTTTGCGACGTGATAAGCATTTCCAAAATTTTTACCGCCTGAACGAAATTCTGTGGTTTTATCATATCGCACACGTAGCGGCACCCATCTCCATTTTTCATCGCGGGATTTAATATACCGAAATTCAACAATCATATTATCTTCAATAATTTCATTTTCTTCTGTCATTATAACCTTTTCATCACCGCCAATGTCTTTTAACATAATATTACATATACTGGCAGTATCATCAGAAGGGTTTGTAGGAAAGAACTGCATAGGAACATATTTATTATTATCATCTTTATAATTTTGTTCTGTCATTGCGTCATCTATGATATTTTGACACGGATTGATATATCCATGAGTTTCTTCATTAAACCCAACTCGCAATATAACGGTTTTATACTGGATTAATTGTAAAGCAGTATTCGTATTTATTCCACTCTGAAATGTATTTCCAATAAAATCATTACCACTTTCGTTTTTTTTAATGGTTAATAAGAAATCAATTGTATTTGCTTCAACCGGTTTCCATTTAAATGAGTATTCCCAACTAATTTTAAAAGGTTTTGTAGTTTCTCCAATTTTATTTGTTCCAACGCCTAAATTTGCCGGTGTGAATATTAATCCATCAGTTTCATATTCGAATAATCCATCCTTCATATTTTGTAAAATAAAAGCGCAACCAGTAAATATACTTTGTTTTGGAGAATCTGAATAAAACCGTTTACGCTCAATCCTTATAGGAACCGTTATTACATTTGGCACAATTGAGATAGGTTTTATTTTTCCGACAATATCTTTTAATTCATTTAATCTAAATAATTTATTTTTTTTAGATTCTTCCTCTTTATTTGTTTCATCTTTATGTGTAGGCGAAAACCGATATGACCGAATATCATTTCCATTCAAATAATATAAATCAAATGCAGCATACAAATTAATAAACTTTTTATTTTTATCGTGTAAAATATGTTCGCCGTCAATTAACGTATTGAAACTATCCTTATTTTTTGTAATTGCGCCGGTAAATTGCACATTCATATTTGTATTTATTAAATACATTTTACCATTTTCATTAATGTATAATAATTTACGGTCCCCATCTGCTTTATCAGTTACAGTATAATCTTCCCGAATATTAGGCGCTAATGACTTTGTTTCGATTAAATCAACAATATTTTCAGTCTGTAAAGTGTATGAGGAAGGACCAACATAATTTTTAGGAACAACTTTCATATTTTCTTTATATTCCTTGCCCCATATCAGACTCATGTAACTTTGTTGAACATCATTTTGTTCCTTATATGAAATAGGATAATTGGTTTCTTGTAAACCCGAAAGAATTATTTTCACTAATTGTTTTAATGATTTATTCAAAGTCTCAGTCGTATTATAAGAAGTTCCTGACCCTATTTTAGAAGTAACACATTCTATTTCTATTTCATAATGTTCTTTTCCGTTAAAAACACCTGATTCTTGAATTGTGTATTGAGGGACAGGATACCTCCCTCCTTTACGGTCGGACTCTTTTACAATACTTAAATCAATAATAAATGGATAATCTGGATGACTAAATGTATAGCGATTCATATAGCGAAATGTTTTTTTGGAATTTTTCCAGGTTGTAAGAAGAGTACGTATCATTTCTGAATTTTTATCTAAGGATATTTCATTGTTTAATGAAACGCGAAAATTAAAATCATCAAAATTTACTGGATACATTGGGGTAATACCATCTATTTTATAATTGTGTTTTTGAGTAAATGAAATACCATACTGAATCTCGTCTAAATTATTAGAATTACAATAAGTTCGTGCGTCTTGTAACCCAATTATTTCTGTTCGAATATTAGACATGCGTGATAAACCTGTTTTTAAATCTGTATATTCATTCTGTATTTTTAATAAATAATTATTATTATTCATCGTAAAACCAGATGATTTTAGTTTTTTAATAACATTATCATAATCAATACGCATAATATTTTTTATACCTTTGGTTCCAAATTTCGCTTCTAATTCAAGGACTTCATTTTTTTTACTTGTTCTTAATACATTATCTAAATATGTTTTAAGCATGATATCCAATAGTGGTTGCGGCAACAATGATTTTTCATTATTAGATTGAGACATTCTTTATTGTTATATAATTATAACTTATATTATTTATATCATGTTTAATCAATTTTAAAATTTATTAAATAATAAATAATTATTTAATAAATTTTTTACAAACGTTTGTATATAAAATTTATATTTTAATTAATAAATCCTCATATAATATAGTCTTTGTTTTATTCTTTCCTAAATCAGAGACAATTGGAATATCTAATTTATTACAAATAATATGTAATTCTTTAATTGTATACCCAGATATGGCATTTAATGGTTTTTGAGCGTTTTCAATCTTCCAATAAGTATTACGCACATTGTTTAAAAAAACTTCATTTTCATTTTTTAGTTTATCAGTAGTATCTGTTTTCTTGATATTATTATATTCAACGTCATATTTAATTCCATATTCTTTGGTATCTTTTGATGTATGAATAATAATTCCTTTTTTTATGTTATCATCGTTATTAAAATCAATATCATAATAGGTTTTTCCACTAATAACAACAATAGATACTTTATAAATAAAACAAAGAGCATCTAAACCTTTAACAGATATGTGAGATTGGTTTACTAACTCATTTTCAATTTCATTAAATCTCATTTTAAGTTTCGTTTCTTTTATTTGACTTTTCATAGAACGCAGTTTTTCAACAGAACGGATTTTAAAATTTTGTTCTGTTATATAAGAATCAGAATGATGAAGTTCATATTCATTAAATCCATGTAATATTATATAAAAACACCAAAAAAGTTTATCTTTTTGAAAAGGTATATATGGGCAATTTTCATTATTTTCATTATTATTTTTTACTTTATTAAATTCTTTTTTTGTTGAATTGTTTTTATTATAATTTTTTGTACCATTATTTATATAATTAGCGTTATTACTATCATTTGATATTAAAAAAAAATCATTGGTAAACATATATT